AAACCAGGCAGCCGAACAGCCTGTTGATCCAAGCCCATTAAGACAAGTCAATGATATGACTGATGGCGAAATGACTAACTTCTTAAGCAGCTTAGATGACACTAAGAAAGTGCCATTATCTGAGAGACTAAGAAGGACTGGTATTGCATCTGCTGATGTTGCTGCAGAAGTGGTTGAAGATACTGTGCGTGTTTTTGTTGGCGCTGCTGGAGCTGCTGTCTATCCTTACAGGGATGACCAGGGTAGATCTTTGCTGGACAGGGCGCTTGAAGATGAAGGTATATTTGGTAACACAGCTGAGTCAAAAAACTTCAAAAAGAACATAGGAAAATTCTATGACCAGTACCTAAAGAAAGAGGTAGACCAAGCTGCAGAAACTATATACAGAGGCAAGGCGCCCGGCCAGCTACTGTCTATGGAAGATAAGGTTGACCTTGTTGTTGAGCTGTACAAATCTTCACCAGGTTTCTTTAAGGAAGAGATAGGTAATCGTATTGGCTATGCTACGCTTGCTGCCTTATCTGTCATGGGCTTGAAAGGCGCGCAAAAGGTTGCTGGTAAACCTGATATCCCGGTAGACACTACGCCAAGATTGGGCGGAACTGTGCCACCTAAGCTAGACGCACCATCTATTACACTAAGAGAAGTAAGCCCAGGAGTATTCGAGTAATGGCAAAGAAACCAGCAAAAGGCAAGGCAAAAGTTAAGGTTACGGCAAGCGGCAAGAAGGTTAGCTACGGCCAGGCCGGTAAAGCTAAGGGCGGTGGTCCTAGAGTAAAGCCTGGCACTAGCAAGGGTGACTCTTACTGCGCAAGAAGCCTGGGAATTAAGAAAGGCCTGCCTAAGAAGAAGCAGAACGACCCTAATACGCCTAACAATTTATCAAGAAAGCGGTGGAAGTGTTCCGGCGCTAAATCCAAGAAGAAATAGGAGAATATTATGCCAGCAGGTAAAGGTACATACGGTAATAAGGTCGGAAGACCGCCAAAGAAGAAAACCACCAAGAAGGGTGGCAAGAAAAAAATGTGCAAATAATTGCAAAATGATGTATATGACAGCAGAATTGTAGTACCGGCTTCCGCCCAGCCGTTTTAATGGGTGAGTTTAACAGGGGAAAGCAATGAACGAATTGGCAGATGAAGATCTGAACGAAGTAATTGAGGAGTCAATCGACGAGGAAGTACAGCTTGACGAAGAAACCGAAGAGAGTCCTGAACAGTCTGAATCAGACCAGGATGAGATCACAGAGGAATCAAGTCAGGAAGATGCAGACGAGCCGGAAGACGACGAAGATGATGAAGTAATTGTTCAGATTGGTGAGGACGCGCCGCCCACCGAAGAAGACAGTAGTCCAGCACCTGAATGGGTGAAAGAAGTACGTAAAACTAACAGGGAGTTACAGCGCAAAAATAAGGAGCTTGAAGCAAAGCTTAACGATCAGGTAGCTGAGTCCAATCCGGCACCTAAAGAGATTGTAAAGCCGACACTTGATGGCCTTAATTATGATGTCAATGCTTATGAAGAGCAGCTGGCTCAATATTACGAAAATAAGAAAGCTATAGATGAGCACCAGGAAGCAGAGCAGCAAAAGTTACAGCAAGCTGAGCAGGTCTGGCAGTCTAAGCTAGAAGGATACGCTAAGAAGCGTTCTGAGCTTAAAGTTCGTGATTTTGAATCCGCAGAGCACTTGATTGAAGATACGCTGAATAACAACCAGCAAGGAATTTTGCTTGAAGGAGCAGAAAACCCTGCATTGTTAGTTTATGCACTTGGTAAAAACCCTAAGAAGGCGAAAGAGCTGGCTGCAATTGATAACCCTGTGTCCTTTGCCTTTGCGGTAGCAAAACTGGAGACACAATTGAAAGTAAGTAATCGCAAGGCGAAAGCCCAGCCTGAGAAGAAGTTTAAGTCTAGCACTACTTCCTCTGGGGCTGTTGACTCTACCTTAGAACGGTTGCGTGAAGAAGCAGCAAAGACTGGCAACATGGATAAAGTGATGCAGTACAAGCGAAATCTGAAGCGCGCCAATAAATAACTTAATTTAGGAATATTTAAAATGGCTAACTCATTTAACAAAGAAGAACGCGTCGCGTTCGAGAGCATTCTGGAAGGTTTCCAGGACGCTTTGGTATTATCACGTAATGTTGGTGTTTATAACACTGACCAGACCATGATGGAGCGCGCAAGCGACACTATCTGGCGCCCACAGCCTTATATCGCAAGCTCTATTGATGCCGCACCTGGTACTGATATCTCTGCATCATATAAGGATTCAACTCAGCTGGCTGTGCCTTCAACTATTGGCTTCAGCAAGTCTGTACCTTTTACTCTTGACGCCAAAGAACTGCGTGACGCTCTCCAGGAAAATCGCCTGGCTGACGCTGCTAAGCAGAAGCTGGCATCTGACATCAACGTCGCTATTATGGATGTTGCTGCTACTCAGGGTACTCTAGTAGTTAAGCGCACTGAAGCTGCAAAAGGTTTTGATGATGTTGCTGAAGTTGAAGCAATCATGAACGAGCAAGGTGTTGTTGATTATGATCGTTACTTGGCTCTTTCAAGCCGAGACTACAACGGTATGGCTTCAAACCTAGCTAACGGTGGCGCTGCTGCTGGTCGTTCATTCGGTGGTGACAAGTCTAACTCTGCATACGAGCGCGCATTTGTTGGTCAGGTAGCAAGCTTCGATACTTACAAGCTTGACTATGCTAACCGTCTAACTGCTGCTGCTGGTGGTGGTAACCTGACTATCGACACACGCGATACTGGTGGTAACTTCTACAACCCTTCTGCTACTAGCACTTCAGTAGGCGGTCAGATCAACGTAGATAACCGTACAGATACAGTAACTGTTTCCTCTACTACTAACGTAGCGGCTGGCGACTGTTTCACTATCGCTGGTGTTGAGTCAGTACATCACATCACTAAGCAGGCTACTGGCCAGCTTAAGACTTTCCGAGTGATGTCTGTAACTAACGGCACTACTATGGTAATTAGTCCTCCAATCATCTCTAACCAGGTTGCTAACGAAGCCGCTGAGCAGTACAAAAACTGTGAAGTAACTTCTAAAGCTGCTGCTAAGGCGATTGCTTTCCTTAACACTACCACTGCTGCTGCTAACCCATTCTGGCAGAAAGACTCTATGGAGCTGCTCGCTGGTCGTTATGCAATGCCTGATAACGCTGGTGTTTCTGTTCTTCGTGGCACTACTGACCAGGGTATTGAGCTGGTTATGCAGAAGTTCTACGATATCAACACTATGACTACTAAGTATCGCTGCGATACTCTGTTTGGTGTTGTTAACAAGCAGCCAGAGATGTCTGGTATCATGCTGTTTGGCCAAGCTTAATCGGTCTAGCAGTTTTAAGGGGGGTGGTTCGCCGCCCCTCTTTTTATTAATACTTGGAGCGATACAGAATGGGATGGACTAAGCGTGAATACATCACCCAGGCACTAGAAGAGATTGGCCTGGCTAACTACGTATTCGATTTGACACCAGAACAGCTGCAAAGCGCTTTACGTCGATTAGACACTATGATTGCGCAGTGGAATAGCTATGGCATACGCCTGGGCTATCCGTTGACCAATAACCCATCTGACTCAGATTTGGACACCGTTACAATGGTTCCAGACTTTGCTCACGAAGCTATTATTACGAATCTCGGCATCAAACTTGCTCCGTCATACGGAAAAGTAGTAATGCCAGAAACCAAGACGCAAGCAAGGAGTGGCTACAGAGCACTCTTAGAGCGTTTTGCTAAACCCTCAGAACAACAGCTCCCTGGAACCTTACCGCGAGGTGCAGGTAAGAAGGACACAGATCGGCCATATATCAATCCGCCGTCTGATCCTTTACTAGCTGGAGATGATGGCGAATTAGATTTTAATTAAGGAATTACTTATGCCCACTATTAATCAATTATCTTCAGTCAATGCTGTCGCTGGCTCCGATCAGGTTCCAGTGTATTCTAGCGGCCAGGGTGATGCTCGAAAGGCGTCATTCTCAACTGTTTTACAGTATGTCAAAGATAACTTTGCAGATCCAAACTATGACGTAATAATCAATGCGCCAATTTCTGGCTTTACGCTGCAGCTAACAAACGCAAGCAATAACATACAGGTTATCTTAAATCCAGCAGGTACTTTAGCGACTGGAACAATTGTGCTTCCGGCTGTCGCTGACTGTTTTGATGGCCAGGAGATTATTTTTGTTTCTACTCAGACAATCACTGCCCTGACTGTAAATGGCAATGGTGGAACCACAGTAGGTGTTCCGTCTGGCTTTAGCGCTACGTCTACTTTTACTATCCGGTTCAACAAGCTGCAGAGCACCTGGTACACAATTGTCAACAACCCACAGATTGCTGGCGCTGACATTGTTACTACTACTGCTGCTCAGACTTTGACCAACAAAACATTTGACCTAAGCGAC